GTGTACGGCAATGCTTTGGTGTACGGCGATGCTAGGGTGTCCGGCAATGCTTGGGTGTTCGGCAATGCTAGTGTGTACGGCAATGCTTGGGTGTTCGGCAATGCTAGGGTGTACGGCAATGCTAGGGTGTACGGCGATGCTGAGGTGTTCGGCAATGCTAGGGTGTTCGGCAATGCTAGGATGTACGGCAATGCTTGGGTGTTCGGCAATGCTGACTACGCCACAGTGCATGGATTTGGCTCCGAATATCGTACAACTACATTTTTTAGGACAAAAGCAGGAGATATTGGCGTGAGATGTGGTTGCTTTTATGGCACTTTGGAGGAGTTTAGAGCAAAGGTAAAGGAAACGCATGGGGAAACTAAGACTGCGAAAGAGTATTTGATGGTTGCAGATCTTATGGAATTTAGATTTTCGAAGGAGGAAGCATAGATGAAAAAATGGGAATTTAATGATGATATACCGGCAGAGATGGCAGTAGAGTTGATTCGAGCGGTGGCGAGATTTTATGAAACTATTAATGATGAGTATATATCGTCGACTGATAGAACAGTTTTGGCAATATTAGGAATCGAAAGGGTTGGTGAGCTGCATGATTGAGCCTATCCCTAATTACGACGACAGAAAGACTACACCGCCCGACGATCCGGAAGCAAAAGGGTATTGCACCATCTGTGGTCAGCCCTTTTGGGAGGGCGATGCTATTTACACGGTAGACGGATGTGTCTGCGAAACGTGTTTGAAGGAAAATTACAGAGAATTTGCATAGGAGAGGTGAAGTTATGACATTTGAAGCATTGCAGATCGCAAATAAAGAAATTAGCACGATTGACGTAAAAGGCAAGCAGTATGCAGAAGTGAACCAAAGAATCAAGGTTTTCCGCATGTTGTTTCCGAACGGATCTATTACTACTAAGATAGAGTCTTTGCAAGATGGCATGTGTGTGATGTCGGCAGAAGTAAGGGACGAATTCGGCTCTATTCTAGGCATTGGACATGCCTATGAAAAAGAGGATTCAAGCTTTATAAACAAGACATCTTACATAGAAAACTGCGAGACTTCGGCGGTCGGGAGAGCGCTTGGAATGTGTGGAATTGGAATTGATACAAGCGTTGCGAGTGCAGAGGAAGTGTTGAATGCCATAAAGCAACAAAGCGAGTCAACTCAGATCACAGCAGCGCAAGTAAAGACATTAGAATCCTGTATTCCGAAACACGGCCAGACCGTAGAAAACGTGTGCCGTTATTATAAAGTCACTGCTCTGCAAGACTTGACCGTAAGACAATTCATGGCGCTTATGCGTAAGATGGGTGAGGAATAATGAAACTCACCGGAATATTAAAAAAGCCGATTATTGATTACGATACACTGCGCCCAATGCTTGTATTCGCCTCAAACGAGGACTTTTCGCAAGCCTATGAAGAGTTGAAAGGCTATGACAAATTAAGCCTTGAAATCAAGCCATATCGCAAGAAGAGAAGCCTCGATGCAAACGGATATTATTGGACTTTAGTCGCAAAGCTGGCAAGAATCATGAAGATGTCTAATCCGGAACTACATAACAAGCTGTTATGTGAATACGGTTATCCGGTCATCATAGACGGACAAGCAGTCAGGACACCGCTCCCGGATACGGACGAAACTGATCGTAAGGTGCGGGATGCAATGGAATACCATCTGAAACCCACAACAGAAGTAAGGGAAGGAAAAGATGGTGTTATGTATCGGACCTACCTTTTAATGCGCGGGTCCAGTACATATAACACCGAAGAGATGGCACGTCTAATTGATGGACTGATTGACCATTGCAAAGAAGCGGGCATGCCGGATTGTGAGATTGTATCGCCGGATGAAAAGCGAATTTTGAAAGAGAGGTATGGTGTCAATATTGACCAAAAGACTGGAAAGCATTTTTACTGATGACATGAATCATTGCATGTTTACTGGAAGTTGTGATGTGGAGCGACACCATATCTTCCACCATACACATAATGAGAGGATGCTGAGCGAGGAATATCGCTTTATTGCACCGCTTCACCGGGATCTGCATCAAAACGGAAGGTTCAGTGTGCATCAGAATCCAAACGGAAAACTTGATATTTATTTAAAACAGCGGTGCCAACGCTACTATGAGGAGCATTATGGCACAAGAGAGGAGTTCCGACAGGAATTTCACAAAAATTACTTATAGCCTTATGTCTCTTAGGAGTAAGGAATATATCACATGTAACCGTAAATTTGTTTCATCTCCTGCCGATTACGTCTGTCCGGCAGGAGAGAAAGGAGAAAGCATGGTAATTACAATCCCGGGTAAACCGGTTGGAAAAGCAAGACCGAGATTTCGCAGAGTCGGAAATAAGGTTTTTACATATACAGCGCAAGAAACGAAAGACTACGAAAAGAGAGTTGCTGCCATTTACAAAAAAGAAGGTGGGGAGATTTATTATGATACCCCCGTCAGAGTGCGTATTTTAGCCAAATGCCCTATTCCAAGTAGTTGGTCTAAGAAGAATAAGGCTAAAGCATTAAAAGGCGAAATTAAGCCAAATACAAAGCCGGATGCAGATAATATCGCCAAGATCATTCTTGATGCTTTAAATGGTGAAGCATATACCGATGACAAGCAGGTCACAAGCCTTGAGATTGAGAAAGCATATTCCGAAAAGCCTTGTGTGATGGTTTATATTGCGGAGGATGAGTAATGGCAGATAACAAAAAATACTACTACCTAAAGCTTAAAGAAAACTTTTTTGATTCTGATAGCATGGTTTTGCTGGAGAGTATGCAGGATGGCATCTTGTACAGCAACATCTTGATGAAGATGTATCTTAAGAGCCTTAAAAACAATGGGAAACTGGTTTTGAATGATGTGATCCCATATAGCACGCAAATGATAGCGACTGTGACACGACATCAGGTCGGCACGGTGGAAAAAGCAATCGAAGTGTTTAAGCAACTTGGTCTTATCGACGTATTGGACGGAGGAACTATTTATATGTCCGATATTGAGTTGTTTGTAGGACAATCTTCAACAGAGGGAGATCGGAAAAGGGCGGAAAGATTGCGATTGAAACAGTCAGATAATCTGAAAATTGGACAAATGTCCGACATTCATCCACCAGAGATAGAGATAGAGAAAGAGATAGAGATAGAGTTAGATAAAGAGAATAGAGATAGAGTAAATTATCAGCAAATAGCTGATATGTATAATGCCACTTGCGAGGCATTCCCTCGATTGACTGTACTTTCAGAGAAAAGAAAGAAAGCAATTAAAGCAAGATTGAAGAAATATTCTATTGATGACATCCAAAGAGCGTTTGAGATGGCTCAAGAAAGCGATTTTTTGAAGGGGACAAATAGACGTAATTGGTCGGCTACATTTGATTGGATCATGTGCGACTCGAATATGGCTAAAATACTGGACGGCAACTACGCGAATAAAGACAATCACAGAACGGAGGGAAGAAATGACACTGGAGGACAAGTTGGAAGAGATGAAAGTCTCACGGAAATGGCAATCAGAGCAGGGATCGGGGACAGCTTCGAAGGATTCTGATGTGTGCCCTAAGTGCGGAGGAAGCGGATGGATTCCTTACGAGCAAGACGGAATGCTATTTGCAAAAGAGTGCGATTGCCGTGAGAGCGATTTAATGAGCCGTAGATTAAGTTTTGCTAACATCCCCGATACATTTAAGGACAAGGAGTTAAAAACACTTAAAACAAGCGTATACGCAACCACAGATGGCAAGCAAAAGTTTCTTACCGCTTGCAACATCGTAAAGCGATACATAGATAACTTTGACGATATGTTAGAGGCTGGCATGGGCTTGTATATTGTCTCTCGGACAAAAGGCAGTGGGAAAACAAGGATGGCTGCAAGCATTGCAAATGAGCTTGTGAAAAAACATAAAAAGCAAGTGAAATTTGCAGTGTCTACACGGATTCTGGATGAGATCAGAAGCACTTGGAAGAAAGATAGCGAGTATGCAGAGAGCCGATTGATAGATCAGTTATGCTTGGCAGATGTGCTGATCATCGATGATTTTGGAGTTGAGCGAATATCTCCATGGGTGCAGGAAAAGTTTTACAACATCATAAACGAGCGGTACATACACAAGAAAGTAACGATCTATACAAGTAATGTGCCGATCGAGGAGTTAAATTACGAGGACAGAATCACGAGCAGGATTAAAGAAGTGAGTTATCTTATGGAATTCCCGGAAGAAAGTGTCAGGGATTTGATCGCAAAGCAGCACAACAAAGAAATGCTCGAAAAATTGGCGGAAGAGGCAAAGGGTAGAAGTGCGGGAAAGTCAATTTTGACCTAAAAGAAGGGGCGGACTAGATGAGGAAAAATGGAAGTATGGCAGCATTTATCTATAAAGGGACCAAGAAGAAAAGAAAGAAGAAGGTGAGAGGAAAATGATATTTATGACAACAAACCGTACTGTTGTCCTTAGAGATGAGGACGGCAGTCGCCAAAGGTGTAGATGTGGCTGCGAGAGATTTAAGAGAGTCACTAATGCAGGTAGAAGGTATAAGTGTGCGAGGTGCGGGAGGGCATATTTTGTTAGGGAGAAGAAATAGAAACTTGCCAGAGGATCATACATGGTCGGAAGAGCCGTGCAGCTCCTTTTGGGAAGAGGTAGAGAAGAGGATGAATAGAATTAAGAAAGTGACGAAGAAAAGCTATAAAGGTTGTGAAGCTTGCAGATGGCAGCAGTTAAATGGTGGCACTTGCAAAGGCGGTAAGGCAAGATGCGGGCAGTTTGTTAAAGAAAGGGCGTAAGAAGATGGAGAGATTAACAATTCCGGACGAGAAAATCGATGGGGGAATGAAAAGAACGTGTGTTGATGGCAGAGAAGTAAAAAAATATACCATGACATTATACTGGGCGCTGAAAAAATATGAAGATACCGGACTTACACCGGAACAAGTAAACGAGCTGAAAGAGCGATATACGAAGAAGAAGCCAGACGAGAATGGATGCCCAGAGAAAACACATTATAAATGCCATAATTGCGGATACATACCATTAACGATATATGCAGATGGGTATTGTCTTGGGAATATGCCGAATTACTGCGAACAATGCGGACAAAAACTTGATTGGCCGGAATAGGAGAGAGGAAGAATGAAAGAACAAACATTTGAAGATATCCTATACATGATCAAAAGATCGTGTGACAAAAATTTTTACAAAGGCACTGATTACGATGGAATCAAACCGGAAATTGTAAGGTGCGCAACAGATATTTACATCGAGCAGATGCGACAGCAAGGAGGCAAGAGAAATGAAAAGAGAAATCCTTTTTAAAGCAAAGAGAAAAGATAATGGAGAATGGGTGGAAGGATATATGGTCAAATATCCTTCTGGAAAAGTAGAAATTTTTAAAAAATGCGTAGAATTACCTGATGTTTTATTGCGATGCGAAGTTGATCCGAAGACTATCTGTGAGTATACCGGATTGAAAGACAAGAACGGCAAGAAGATTTGGGAGAATGATATTCTTAGAAGAGATGGATACTGGGACATAAGAATTGAATTTGAAAATGGTGTATTCATGGTTAGAAACACTGACAAAGTACAGTATATTAATCGTGTTGTATACACGCCTATTAGTATATTTGATATAAACGTGTATGAAGTAATTGGGAACATTTTTGGTAATCCGGAGTTGTTGGAGGTGAGATAATGAAAATCATTGATAAATCAAGAGGCGGAACAAAAGAATTTAAATATCTAAGATTAGAAGATATTTTCCGATGGGACGGAAGGCTATTTATGAAAGTTACCAATCGTTATGATAATTACTATCCAAACGCCTATGATTTTGATAAACATGTGTTAACAGATTTCGAAGAGGAAACAGAAGTAGAAGCTATTCCGGCAGAACTGATTTTGCATGAGAAAGGGTGGTCTGAATAAATGAACGTGCTAGAGAAGATTTTGGAAGAGATAGAAGATCATGCGATAGAATTCGAATCTTTCGGCATGTGTGATGATTATGTGAGTGTTGGATGGGTAAAAGAAATCATCCGCTCTCACATGGATGAAATCCAAAACTGTGAAGGATGCAGCAGGAGAAAATGGTATCAAAAAGGATTTGAGGACGGAAAGAAAGATAACGACTGGATTCCGGTAGAAGAGAAGCTCCCAGAAAAAGAAGTGATTGCACAAAACGTATACAATGAAATGATGATTGGCTATGTATATTATTCAGAAGAAATGGAATGGTATGGATGTGAATCTGATGATGTTTATCTCAGTAATGTTGTAGCATGGCAGCCACTTCCAGAACCATATATCAAGAATCCAAAATAGACACACCTTTAGCGTTATAGGCAGCTTGCAGGAATGTATGTATCATATCAGTGGTCATCATCATTCCTTCGGGAATTTGAAAAGAAAAGGGATTGTCTGGAATGGAAAGAAATTCTTGATATAACAGAAAAGTTTCATAAGATTCATATTTTTGATAATTCATAGAAATGCCTCCTTAGATTTAAAAAAGAATTGATAAGCCAATTATAACATCCAAGGAGGCAGCAGTAAAGGAGGGAAGCGATGAATAAAGAAGGATATAAAGATCCAACAGCAGACAGAGCGATCGCACATGCGGATCATATCCCGAAGCATGTAAGAGATGTAATCGAGGTCCTTAAAAAGATTGCCAGTCTTGCAGGATTTAGAATTGCAAGCATCGAACTGGAGGATAAGACCACCAGAAAGAAATTTAAATACCGAAAATGAAATAAATACAGACACATGGATGTTATGGAGTATTTGAGGAGAAAGGGGATTGATGCCGGTGTCGAATGTAAGACCGATAAATGAGAAAAAGTACGACATTAGCAAGCACAGATTTTTAGAACTATATCACTTTTGCATGCAATACAGTGAATGGAAGGATGAGTTGAAATATAAAAAAGACACGGTAAGAAGCATTGAAGTGACAGATATGCCTACAGGTCATGGAAATGGCGATGCAACAGCTAACTTGGCTGTGAGGAGAGCAGAACTGCAACAGAAGTGTGAATTGATAGAACAGACTGCGATTGAAGCTGATCCGGATATCTACCAGTACATAATCAAGGGAGTTACAACAGAGTATGCAACATACAGATACCTAAGAGAGATTGCGGGAATGCCGTGCGGCAAGAACATGTATTATGATCGCAGGAGAAAATTCTTCTTCCTCTTATCGAAAAAAATGTAAGAGGGGGACTCAGGGGACAACTTTCTGTGTTATTATGATATTATCTCGAAAAGGAAAAATGATTATAACACTGTTTCTCACTAAGGCGCCCCGCTTTTGCAGGGCGTTTTGCATGCCATGAATGGAAAGGTAGGTTCGATTCCTACACATGGCTTAGTAGCATATCACGGTAAATATTAAAAATCCGGAATGCCGTGGAAGTGCTACGATGTGATATCACGAAATGCAGATATCCGCAGATCTGCCAGGTAAACAAGTAGACATGATCTATATTTAGTGTTTTAGTCCCCGAGTGCGGATAGGGGAGAGGGTGTCAACAAAAGGCATCCTACGGGCGTATAGCTCAGTTGGTAGAGCGATGGTCTCCAAAACCATATGTCATCGGTTCGATTCCGATTGCGCCTGTTGTGGACTACTGCGACCTCCTTTCTTTTGGTTACGTTGTTTGGTTTTGCTTATTATGCTATGCAGTAGTCCTAAAAGTTTAACATATCCGGCTGTCGGCTGGATTTTTTGTTTGGAGAGTAAAATGAGATATGCAAATTCAAGAAACTGCGAAAACTTAGAAAAGTATGTATTTAATGGATGCGGAAAATGCGATATACCACGCCTTGATCCGGAAAGTTATGAAGGAGAGCATGAGTTTATATCGTTTAATTACGCAAGAACGGCGAAAAATAGAAATGGTAAAGTTTGCCACTTTTTTATTGATGATTATCAATTCCAGAGATTGTGGACGAATATCGATGCATATATTCCTATGCTACAAGAATTTGATTATGTGCTAACACCTGACTTTAGTCTATATTTGGATTATCCGAAAGCGGTGCAGATATATAATCATTATCGCAAACATTGGATTGGCGCATATATGCAGATGCTAGGGATTAAGGTAATACCTACAATTGCGTGGAGCGATAAAGAATCATTTAACTGGTGCTTTGACGGAGAACCAGAGGGCGGCACGGTGGCAGTTTCAAGTGTTGGATGCATGAAAGATAAAGAAAGTAAAAATTTATTTATAGACGGATATAAAGAAATGGTTAGAAGGTTGCAGCCTGAGACTATTATTTTTTACGGGAAAATCCCAGATGAGTGTATGGGGAACATTGTCCATGTAAAAGCGTTTACTGATAAATTTAAGGAGGCTAAGTGTAATGGGTGGTAGAGGAAGTTCAAGCGGAGGTGGCGGAGCAGGCAATGGATTGTCCTTTGATGCGAGTAAACTGAGCGGAAGTGAAAAACAGAAAGCATGGGCGAAGGAAATCGTGGACAGTGCTTTTAGAACCATTAATAATAATATAAAGCTGAATACTACCGGAATTCGAGGACAGAATGCACACTCCAAAGAAATGGCAGAGAACTACAAGAAGATAGGGAAAGAAATCAAAGGAAAGCTTAACACGCTCACAAATGCCTCACAGGTGATAGATATAAGAGATGCGATAAGCTCGAGCAGGATTAACTTTCTTGCAAATAGTTGGACTAACCAGAACATGAGCAAGAAAAATAGGAAGTAAGAAAGGTGGTGAGCCAGATGGGAGCATTAAAAAATCCAAGGCATGAAAAATATGTACAGAACCTAGTATCCGGAATGAGCCAGCGTTTGGCTTACCGAGATGCGTTTCCGAAATCAAAGAGTTGGAAAGATACAACGGTTGATAGCAAGGCGTCAGAGTTGTTTGGTAAGGTTGTGGAAAGGTATAATGAAATTCTAGCAGAGCAAAAGGACGATGCGCTGTTAACACGTTGGGAGAAGAGAAAACTTCTTGCAGACATGGCGAGAGATGCGGGAAACCAATGTTCTGATAGGATTAAAGCAATAGATACTGACAATCGAATGGAAAACGAGTATGCGGCTAAAAACTACGTCGAAGATAATGACATGGTTCTGAAATTCATTGAAGGGATGAAGAACCATGATTAAATTAAGCGAGAAGCAAGTTGAGTATACGAAACAGTCCACACACCGATGGAATATAAAGTCAGGTGCCGTTCGTTCGGGAAAATCGTTTGTAGATACGTCGGCGGTAATTCCGGTTAGAATAATCGAGAGACTAAGAAAGCCGGGACTTACGGTTATATTGGGAGTATCGAGGGATACGATTGAGCGAAATGTATTGCAACCGCTTAGAGAAATATATACAGATAAGCGTGTGGGGACTATAAACAGCCGCAATACAGCTTATTTATTCGGAGAAGAGGTTTATTGCCTTGGCGCAGAGAAAGTCAGTCAGGTTGCTAAAATTCAAGGCTCATCTATTAAATATTGTTATGGAGACGAGATAGCGAAGTGGAACAAAGAAGTATTCCAGATGCTTAAATCGCGTTTAGATAAGCCGTATTCGTGCTTTGACGGTGCTTGCAACCCAGAGCATCCAACACACTGGCTGAAAGAGTTTATTGATAATCCGGAGCTAGACATCTACTTGCAGAAATACACAATCTTTGACAACCCGTTTTTGCCGGAAGAGTATGTAAAGCAGCTTTGCAAAGAATATGAAGGCACAATCTATTATGATCGCCTTATCCTTGGACTTTGGAAGAGAGCTGATGGCTCTATCTACAAGCGGTTTGCAGACAATCCGGAAGCGTTCCGGTGCGAAATCGTGGATGTTCTCTCACAGGAATCAGAGCATAAGCAATTTCGGAAAGAGGATATCACATCAATCGAGATCGGCTTGGACTTTGGCGGTAATCAATCTGGCCACTCATTCGTTGCCAGAGGGTACACAGATAATTATAGGGATGTAATTGTTCTAAAATCCAGAAGAGTCATGGCAAAGGATGAGAATGAGGACATTGACAGCAATCGACTGAATGAGTTATTTTGCAAATTTATCCGGGAAGTAATAGAAGAATATTCGGTGTGCGTGAGAAGCAGAGACTATGTACAATACTGCAATGTAGAATCCGTATTTTGGGACAATGCAGAAACAGTCCTCGGCAATTCCATTCGGAATGCGGTAGAAAAAGAATTTCCGTGGATTAGCGTCCGACCTGCAAAGAAAAGACCAATCAACGACAGAATCAGATGCACCGTCAAGCTCATGGGGGCTGGGCGGTTTTTTATTACAAAAGACTGTGAATCATTAAAGACAGCCCTTACGGATGCAGTGTGGAACAAGGAAGTTGTCGGGAAAGATGAACGCCTGGATGATGGCAGCACTGATATTGACAGCTTGGATGCGTTTGAGTACACGATCGAACGCGACATGAAATACCTGATTGAAGAGGTGGAAAATGTTTGATGGAATTAAGAGATTATGGAAAGGAATCATGAGAATGTTTGGATATACGACATTAAAACAGATCATCGGCAAGGATATCGCACTATCCAACGACATGATAGATGCAATCAGCAGATGGAAACAGATGTTAAATGGTGATGCAGAATGGATTTCTGATAGCATTGTTTCCCTTGGAATTGAAGATGGAATATGTCGAGAGTTCGCGGACTGCGCGCTTGTGGAAATGGAAACCAGTGTAAGTAATGAACGTCTGGACAAGATCTATCAGAAGAATATCACGAGTCTGAATGAAAACCTGCAGGAAGGGCTTGCGCTTGGGTCATTTGTTTTGAAACCACTGGGAGAATCGGCTGCAGAATTTGTCTCAGCCGACAAGATCATCCCAATCAGCTTTGGGGATGATGGAAAGCCGAATGATATTGCATTTTTGACCGTAAAAAAGGTTGGGGACGCTGATTATTTCACAAGGCTTGAACGGCACTATTTCATTGACGGAAATCTGACTATAGAAAACAAGTGCTTCCACTCTCAGACGGCGAATGATATCGGTCTTCCATGCAGCCTTGAAGCGGTGGAAGAATGGGAGAATATCCTACCTGGACCGATTACATACCCAGGCATGAACCGAATGGATTTTGGCTATTACAAGAATCCTATTAAAAACAAGGTGGATGGTTCTGTTTGTGGCGTGTCGGTATATGAATCAGCTTCTGAGTTGATTCGGAAAGCGGATACACAGGGAGCAAGACTTGACTGGGAATACGAATCTGGCGAGCGTGCTATCCATGTGGATAATAGAGCACTTAAACAAGATAAGGCAACCGGGAAGTTTGGACTCCCAAAACTCAAAAACAAATTGTATCGAGGGATGAATCTGGATGCCGGAAAAGACCAAGAACTTTTAAAAGAGTACTCCCCAGAAATGAGGGACGAAGCCTTTAAGCGTGGGTTGGAGGAATACAAGCGTGAAATTGAATTTTCCGTAGGACTTGCTTATGGTGACCTGTCAGACGCACAGGAAGTGGCAAAGACAGCCACGGAGATCAAAGCATCGAAGAACCGCAAGTACAACCGAGTGACGGCGATCCAGAACAACCTATATGATTGCTTAGAAGACTTTGCCGCTGGGCTTGCATTCTACAACAGTATGTTTAATTCGGGATATGAGTTCTCTTGTAAATTCAACGACTCCATTCTGACTGACGAGGAGACAGAGCGTCAGCAGGATAGACAGGACGTAAGCATGGGAATCATGTCGCACTTAGAGTATCGCATGAAGTGGTATAACGAGGATGAAGCCACAGCGAAGAAGATGCTGCCGGAGCAGAATCAAGTGATGGAGTAGGTGAGCTGATTGAGAGAAGATTACAAGAAGCATCTATCCGGGCAGATTGAGAAATATTTTTCTGATTTGGAAATGCGGATCATGGAAGACATCGTCCGCAGGATAAGGGAAACCGGTAAAATCACAAGTACAGCAGACTGGCAGATTAATAGGCTTAGTATTTTAGGACACTCTTCTGAGGACATCGAAAATATGCTGAAAGAGGCACTGAATAAGTCTTATCCGGAGATGTTTGAACTATATGACAAGGTAATCGAATGGGAATACGTCCGCAACAAAGATATATACGAGCAGATCAATGCAGAATTTATCCCTTATGAAGAGAATGAGGAGCTTCAGCAGATCACAGAAGCATTAATACAGCAGAGTGGAAATGAGTTGCAGAACATTACCAAATCACTTGGATTTTATTTAGATTATGGAACTGGTAAGCCAGTATTAACCCCATTAGCCGAAGTCTATCAGAAGTATTTAGATGCTGCCTGCTTAGACATTGTAACAGGTGCATTTGATTACAATAGTGTCTTGCGTAGAGTAGTCACGCAACTGACTAACAGTGGGCTTAGACAGATTGATTATGCATCTGGCAGAGCAAACCGGATTGACGTAGCAGCTCGCAGGGCTGTGATGACGGGAGTTTCTCAGCTGTCCGGTAAAATCTCTGAAATGAACGCCAAAAAGCTTGGAACAGATTATTTCGAGGTGGAATGGCATGCCGGAGCCAGACCGACTCATGCGGCATGGCAGGGCAGAGTGTACAGCAAAGAGGAACTCACAACAGTATGCGGACTAGGAAGCGTCACTGGATTGCTTGGGGCGAATTGTTATCATATGTATTACCCCTTTGTGGAAGGCATTTCAGAGCGGAACTGGACAGATGAGTGGCTTGCAGAGCAGAACTGCAAAGAAAGCATACCGAAGACCTTTAAAGGCAAGGAATACACCTTATACGAAGCCAGACAGCAACAGAGGAAAATGGAAACTGCTATGAGGGCGCAGAGGGAAAAGGCTGTGCTATTAAAACAGGGTGGAGCTGACCCGGAAGATGTAATGCTTGCAAAAGCAAAGTATCAAGGACAACTGGGAGAATACACCAGATTTTGTAAACGAATGGGGCTACAACAAGAACGAGAACGCATCTATTACGATATGCGAGGAAGAGTGGCACCTGTACCAAAACGATTTAGGAGGTAGAAAATGAGTAAAGTAAAAGTGATCAGACAGCCGACAGCGGAAGCAACATTGATTTTTGAATTTGAGACAGCGTCATCAGAATTTCTGGTCAAGAATTTCACGGACGGTGATATTTACGCATCTCTTGAAAGAGACACAACAAAAGAAGAGAGTGTACTGATTCCTGCACAGACCGCACAGGTGCTACAGTACGGTTCCTACGGCGGTGGAAAGAGCAATCTCGTCCAAATCATCCCAACAGCAACCAGCGAAAAAGGAGTGGAAGTACAATGCTTAAAATGGTAGACGGAACCGGAATCATCGGTGTTGATATGGTATGCCCTTTAGGTGGCACTGTATCCCCTCCACAGCCACCGAATTATGACAAGGTAGAGATGGAAGGGGTAGGGAGTTTAATGCTTCCGAATAGCTTAAAAGCGCCGTTGGAGAGGTTGGAGCTGATTGGAAATAGTACGCAGGGCGAGAATCCAGCGCCGGATAATCCGCAGGAGATTAAAAGTGCAGGAAGGTTCGATGAAGCGAGCGGGAAATACTTGTTTGATGTGAAAGTGACTGGAAAGAATCTACTTTCTAACAAACCGACAGATTGGATGATAGGCAAGGCAACATCATGGGGCGCGGTTCCTCAAACTCCAGTTTCATATGGGACAAATGTAAAAAATGCTATTGCCACCATCAATGTAAAATCGTCTACTAATTATAGTTTTATCAATAAAGATACGAATAAATTATGGGTTTATCGCATAATTGAGCAAGATGAAAATGGATTAGGTTATGTTAACCATCCTTTTTACAAAGACGAAAGCTTAAATTATAAGAAATACAATTTTTCTACACGGAGCAATACATCCAATATCGTTTTTGAAATTAAAAAGGTGGATGGCACAGAACTATTAAGTTCGGACATCGAGTCTATTAAAATTATGCTTGTAGAAGGAGAGGTAAACGAACCCACCATTTACGAACCGTACACCGAACAATCCGTACAAATCGCCCTTAATGAGCCTTTGCGTGGTATCGGAGATTACAAGGATACAATCACAAAGGATGGAGTTGTGAGGAAGATTAAAAGGGCAGTTTTTGATGGTAGCGAGGATGAAAAGTGGGGACTATCGAGAGAACATGAGAATCATATTAATTTCGCGCTAGTAATTAAAGGCGCAATCACTGTGAACACTGGAATAAGAACGATGATGGATAAGTTTAAATACTTCGGAGCTATATGGAACAGCGACCTTCTTGGACAAGATATGTTCGGTGCAACGCTGAGAATTAATATGCCAAAAACATTAGCCACCGATTTGCAAACTTTTAAAACATGGCTATCCCAAAACCCACTTACAGTCGATTATGTCCTAGCTGAACCAGTAACAGAACCTCTCCCAGAATCTGTGCAAGCACAGTTACAAGCCCTGCACAGCGAGAACGGAGTGACACATGTATTTGTAGACAGTGGAGAAGTACCATGTGGAATCAAATTAACCTATAGAAAGGAGAAATAGCATGAACTACGCAAAAATCATGGAAAACGGAACTGTGAGAATCAGCTCCATCAAGAAAGAGGGCTACAAGCCACTCAAAGAGGAAAAACCGGAGGGATTTAGCAATCTAGTCTTTGTCGGCTATACAGAAACAGAGGAAAATGTAATTAAAGAATACGAGGCAGTCGATGACGGTATGAGCGCCTACGGAAAGTTACAAAAGGACTTAAAAGCAACGCAGACGGCGCAGGAAGTCACGGACCAAGCGGTGCAAGAACTGATTCTCGCAACAATGAAAATGGAGGTGTAAATTATGGCACAGTTTTTAGCAAACAGAATTAAAGGTGGGCACTTGAGAATTGATGAAGTACCGGAGAGCTTAAAAGAGCAGGTGCAGGCGTTACTTTAGGAGGATATTATGCTTAGATGGTTGAAACAGAGATTTTGTAAGCACAAGTACCGTAAGCACTATGACAAGACTACAAAGGGGTATGTGCGGCGTTGTGTAAAATGCGGGAAAATTGAATAAGTAAGACATTGGCACATAGAGATGTGTGTTATTTTTATGCCTTTTTGGTCAGTAGATGAGACCTTAAACAGTCAATTCGTGGTGGATGGTTACACACCTTAAACAACCTAAGACGAAAGGAGAATGGGAACATGAAAACAGATTTTTTAAAAGGACTCGGATTGGAGCAGGATGCTATTGATAAAATCATGGCAGAGAATGGAAAAGATATTGCAGCTGAAAAGGCAAAGACAACCAAAGCAGAGGGAGAGCGGGACAATTATAAAAGTCAGCTTGAAACTGCAACAGAATCTTTGGAAAAGTTTAAAGATGTTGACCCAACAGCTATGCAGGGCGAAATCGACAATCTGAAACAGCAGTTAAAGGACAAAGATGATGAGTATGCTGCCAAAGAAGCAGATCGCATCTTTTCCGACACGATCAAAGAAGCTATCAAGACAGCCGGGGGACGCAATGAAAAAGCAGTTATGGCTATGCTTGATATGAAAGCTTTGAAAGAATCAAAAAACCAGTCTGAGGACATCAAGAAAGCATTGGAAACTGTAAAGGAATCTGATGCTTATTTATTTGGCTCTGATGAGCCTTTTAGGAACCCGGTGGGAGCAACTGGCGGCTCTGGCACAGGTGGAGATAATTTCTCGGCAATCAGAGCGGCTATGGGGCTTCCGGCAGAAAAATAATTAAGAAAGAAGAGGTAAATAATTATGACAAACACAATCGCATTAAGAAAAGCGTATTCCACAATGTTGGATGAAGTTTACAAACTGTCATCCCTTACGGCGGTTCTGGATGGACCGAATGAACTTGTAAAAGAGGGGGCGAACGCAAACGAGATCCTAATCCCGAAAATGTCCATGCAGGGACTTGCGGACTACAACAAACAGACTGGCTATGTTGCAGGTGATGTGACACTGGAATACGAAACAAAGAAATGCGGATATGACCGTGGACGAATGTTCACAATCGATGCTATGGACAATATCGAGTCTGCAGGTGTGGCATTTGGAAGACTTTCCGGTGAGTTCCTCCGCACTAAAGTGGTACCGGAGCTTGATGCGTACCGTCTGGCAGGTTATGCGTCTATCGAAGGAGTGACAACTGTAGCAGCTGCTCTCAATGATGGTAAAGCAGCTCTTGCAGCACTCAGAACAGCTAGAAGCAAAATTGAGAACGTAGAAGCAAACCTTGCAACTTGCTATCTGTTTATCAATCCTACAATCCTTGGAATGATTGAAGATTTGGATACCACAGCATCCAAGAAAGCGATTGATGGATTTGCAGGAATTGTCAAAGTTCCAGAGGGAAGATTCTATTCAAAAATCGATCTGACTGCTTCTGGTGCAGGTGGATATGCTAAGAATTCCGAAGGTAAAGCGGTAAACTTTATGATCGTGGACAAGCAGGCAGCAATCCAGTACCAGAAACACACAGTATCTAAGATTATCACACCAGACCAGAACCAGGATGCAGATGCTTGGAAGTTTGGATATCGTACAGTTGGTATTGCAGAATGCTATGACAATAAGAAAGATGGTATTTATGTACATACAGTGGTTTAATAGCCACTGTATTGGTAAAGACGAGACAGGGGTGAAAATATGGCATATTCAAAAAAAACATGGGTTGACGGTGAGGTCATCACGAAAGAAGCAATGAATAATATTGAAAATGGTGTTGCCACTGCTGATGCTGGCATTCCGGTAAATGCAACAAAAGCAAAAGCCGGGTTAGTGAAGCAAGCAACGCTCGTACCGGAAGCTGTGGGAACAAACGTAACAAAGGAAGAGTTTAAGGCATTGCTGGACGCATTGAAAGCCTCTGGACAGATGGCAAGTTCATAGGAGTGCATCGTCGTGATTACAGTAGATTTTAGCTTTTACAAGGAAAAATATTTTGGGACTTTGATCGAGGAAGAACAGAAGTTTCGACAGCCAATCATGAAGGCAAACACTTATTTAAAACAGAACATGCATATGAACCCGAGTGAAGAAGATATGGAGCTGGTGAAGTTGTGCTTGTGCGAAGTTTCGGAAATGATTTATCAAGACGATGTAAACAAGCGAGAGCATGGCGGAAGGGAGATTCAATCGGAAAATACAGATGGATATTCTGTAAGCTATGCAACCGAGGCGGAGGCAGGAAAGATCGCGGTGAATTCTTTGCAGATTAAGATATATGAGGTCATTCAAAGATATCTATCTCATACTGGGCTGCTATATTTGGGGGTGGAATAGTGGTCGCAAATGCAACGATTACAATTTTCAACCGTATCCCGGATAAGGTCAGCAAAAAGTTTGTTTATGTTCCGCACGCAATCCAGAGAGTATGGTTTCACACAAAACAGAAAAGCAGTGTAGGGGAAAACGGTCTGAAAAGCGCAGATGGATATCAGATCAGGATACCGTATTCAGAATGCGAGAACTGGTTGCCGAGTGATGAGTTTTTAAAATCAGAAACCCCATCCCAAAATTGGACTGTACAAAATGGTGATTTGTTTATTGTTGGAATATGGAACGGTGCAGATCGTGTAAGTGGAATAAACGAGATTGAAAAAGAGTTCTCAGGAGTGGTAGGTGAGATCCTAAGTCATTCCGAGAACTTTTTTGGTTCTTCCAAGCATATTCGGATAGGAGGCGGCTCTTAATGGCCAAGGTTAAGCTTAACATAGATCCGGTGGATAAGATTATGCTGAGAAGAAAGCTGAATAAGAACGGAGACGGACAGAGATTTTTTACTCACGAAGTAAGGAGGTTGTCAGATCCGTATGTCCCTAGGCGCACCGGGGTTATGAAAAATACTGCCATAGAGCAGATAAACAAAATAACATATCCACAGCCTTATTCTCGCCGACAGTATTACGAGCATAAAGGTGACGGCTTAAGAGGTCCGCAATGGGATAAGCGCATGTGGAACGACCGTGGCGAAGAAATCATAAAAGCCACGGCGAAATATTGTGGAGGAAAAGCAAAATGAGTGTGGCAAGTAAAGTTGTGGAATTTATTCAGACGTGTCCTTTTCTCGAAGAATTTGCAGAACTCTTTCCAGTCGTTCATTTGGACAAATTAGAAGAAGACACGACAGCATACTGTATTGAAAGCACTCCAGTAGAACCGATCTTGAAGAGGTACACGAATGGGGACACCATAAGGCAGTATGTTTTTTCTTTATGTTCAAGAGAGCTTTACGGGGAAGAAGAGAACAAGGATACATCTGAATTTTACGAAAAGTTTTCTGATTGGCTGGAAGAGTGTACAAGCACAGGAGATTTACCGGATTTGAGAGGAAACTTGCAGAGCAGGTCTATCCGTGCGACAACGGATGGATACCTATATGATGCACAAGAAACAAAATGCCAGTACAGAATACAGTGTCAATTTATTTACTTTAAACGGAGGTAGAAAGAATGAAAATGAACTTACAATTTTATGCGGAAGCAAAAGAAACTGGAGTTGAGCAGAGATACCAGCAGCCGGATTATATTGATGTGACAGGCGGTGGCGAAATGCCGCAGTTCGAACTTCTTGGAGTTGGAGTAACACAGCTAGATAACTCTCCTTCAGCCCAGACAACTTCAAAACGATACGTGAATCAGAAGTCAGCTACACAGTCAATTGGATCGTATGAATGGACAGCGCCGCTCGAGTTTGATTTGATTCGCTCAGAGAAGGCAATCCAGTTTATTGCAGATATTGGAGAGAATGAAAAAACAGGTGTAGAAGCTGAAACGCTTTACGTTAAAGTTTATCTTAATAAGCCTGTGAACTTAAAAGAAAATACTTTCGAGGCTAGACAAAGGAGAGTCGCAGTAGAAGTTGCGGAATTCTCTGACAATGATGGAGAAATTCAAGGATCGGGAAATCTCCTTGGCAAAACCGACTGGGTTAAGGGAGAGTTCAATACCAAAACGAAGACATTTACACCAGCGGGGGAATAGTATCCCCTGCTGATAATGCCTTAATTGGACAGGGGAAAATTGGCAAGGCAAAGATTGGGAAGAAATAGGAGGAGTTTGCAAATGAAAATCAACAACGTAGAACTCGATTTTAACTTATACGATGCAGATAACGTGGAGTTAAGGAAAAGGTATTTTGGAAAACTGGATGAAATGAAAACGGTTGTAGAGGACATTCCAGACGGTACAGAAACTGAAAAGCATAGGTACTTGTGCGGAAGAGTTAAGAGTATTTTTGATGCAGTCTTCGGCGAAGGGACTGGAGTTAAAGTGTGCGGCGCAAAAGACGATTTGTTAGTTTGCATGAAAGCTTATGATGAACTTGTGTCTGAACAGGTAAGACAAGACAATGAGTACCTAAAGATCATGCAAAGCATTGCTAAAAAAGGTAAGGTATCGAGCGGAAGCAGGAATAAGAACAGAAGGAATGCAAGATGAGCATTTTAACAGAGTTCTTTCCGGAATCATTGGTCGTAGACGGTGTGGAATGTCTGATACATTCAGATTTTCGCACCGTTTTAAAATGCAACAAAATCATCGAAAGGGAATCAGAGCTTTCCCGGGAGTCTTTGTTAGAGATATTGCAGATGTTTTATAAGGGCTGCACGTTTTTTACAGAGGAGCACATCGAGAAAATGTTCTGGTTCTTTTCTTGTGGGAGAGAAAAAAAGAAAAAGAGATTCCCACGGAAGATTGCAGGATTGAATGATAAACAGTCTTTTGATTTTGAAGAGGATGCGGAGCTGATATACGCAGGATTCCAACAACAGTATGGAATTGATCTGCAAAGAGAAAGAATGCACTGGTGGAGATTTATGATCTTGCTCGATAATTTCGGAGCAGATACAAGGCTATCTAAAGTCATGGAATATCGCACAACGGATACTGCGAATAAGAAACTCGGAAAAGAAGAACGGGCTTTCTTCCAAGCAATGCAGAGATATTATGGACTGGATAAAACGGTAGTTGTGGACGAGCATACAAAGCAGCTTGAAGAAGCGCTTATGAACGGTGGAGATGTAAGTGGATTGTTGTAAGGTGGTGAGCAAATGGCAGACGGTAAAGTCGTAATCGAAACAGATCTGGATTCTTCCGGGATAGAAAAAGGACTCAAGAAGTCAGAAAAATCTATGAAAGCACAAGCTGCCAGTATGGCAGCAGAGTACCGGAAACAGGGAATGAGTGCCAGTGATGCGTTTAAAAAGGCGTGGAGTGAGATAGAAAGAGGTTCGTCAGCATCTGCATCCACAGCGAAACGAGAATTTAGCGAAATGGGGCAGAGCGCAGAACAAGCGGCGAGTCATGCAGAACGAGAGTGGAAATCATCCAGTACCGGAATTGGAAGTGCGATATCTAAAATAGGAAGTTTAGCATCCAAAGGTTTAAAGGTCGCAACTGTAGCGATCACGGGAACGGCAGCAGCACTTGGTGGAGTTTCGGCAGCGGCAATCAAGGTGGGTTCTGATTTTGAATCTCAGATGTCTAGAGTCAAAGCTATCTCCGGAGCAACAGGAGAAGAATTTGAAAAATTAAAAGAACAAGCAATTCAGCTTGGTGCAGACACTGCATTTTCTTCCAAACAGGCAGCGGAGGGTATGGAGAACCTTGCAGCAGCCGGGTTCGCTACGAACGAGATTGTCGATGCGATGCCAGGATTGTTAAGTCTTGCAGCTGCCGCAGGAGAAGATCTTGCAACAAGTTCAGATATTGCAGCTTCCACCCTTCGAGGGTTTGGGCTAGAAGCAAAGGATATGGCGCATGTGGCGGATGTGCTGGCTGCAAATGCAAATAGGACAAACTCTTCGGTGGCGCAAACTGGAGAGGCGATGAAATACGTTGCGCCTCTTGCAAGGGCAGCAGGGCTTAGTTTGGAAGAAACAGCAGCAGCAATCGGTATCATGGCAGATGCCGGAATACAAGGAAGCCAAGCAGGAACAACGCTTCGCGGAGCGATTTCAAGGCTTTCTAAGCCAACGGATGACATGCAGGAAGCCATGGATGAATTAGGGATTTCTTTCTATGATTCCAATGGCAAAATGAAATCCTTAACCGAGCAGGTAGGAATGCTTCGTAAAGCCACGGAAGGCATGACAGATGAGCAGAGGAACAATCTTCTGGTTACTCTATATGGACAAGAAGCATTATCTGGAATGATGGCTCTTATCAATGAGGGAGAAGGCTCTCTTGGAGATTTGACAGAAGCATACAAGGACTGCGATGGAGAGGCGCAGAAAGCAGCAGAAACGATGCAGGATAATCTTTCTAGCGCTCTTGAGCAGCTGGGAGGATCGGCAGAATCCCTCGGAATTGTTTTTTACGAAAGCGTAGCTGAAAACCTTAAAAAGACTGCACAGTCGGCAACAGACAGCGTAAACAACATCGCGGACGCATTTAAAAGCGGTGGAATGAATGCTGCAATCCAAGCGGCAGGAGATGAGTTTGCAAATCTTGCGACAGCAGCAGCGGAACACACACCGGAGATGGTTGACACCGCAGTAGATTTTATTGAGTCCTTTGGCAGTGGGATTACCAAAAATAAGAAGAAGCTCTATAAAAGTGCTGTTGATATGGCGGAGACACTCGGAACCGGACTAGCAAGGATACTTCCGGATGAATTGGAAAGACCAGTTGAGAGTGCAGTAAAATCCATTACGTCCTCCCTTAATTCCGGTGGCCTTAAGAAAGCCGGGAAAACAGTAGAGACAACATTTAAAAATGTAATCGAAATCGTTGGTAAATTAGCAGACGTAGCATTGCCGCCACTTACAAAAGCAATTGACTTTGCGGGAGATCATTTTGATTTGCTTGCAGCATCGGCAACAGCTACTTTTACAGCATTTAAAGGATATAAGATTGTACAAGAAACGACTTCTGCTCTGAATAAAGGTTCGAAGATATGGAAAACTGCTTCAGCGGCGGTGGACGTATTTAGCGCAGCGCAATTGATCGCAATGGAATCAGGCACTGCATGCAATGTAACTCTTACAGCAGGACAAACAGTAGTTGGTTTACTCACTGGTAAAATTACACTTGCAACAGCTGCACAGACAGCTTGGAACACAGCCATGAATGCCAATCCAATAGGGATTGTGGTTACGGCGATTGGAGCCTTAACAGCTGGGCTCGTAGCCTATAAAATAGCAACGAATGACTCCGAAGCCTCTCAGTACGCATTGACCGAAGAGCAGAAGAAAGCAAATAAAGAGATACACAAGCAGTACGAATCGTATAAGGAACTGGATTCTGCGAGAAAAGAGGCAATGAGCGGCATAGATGCTGAATATGCTCATTTAACAGAACTTAAAGATGAGCTCAATACATTGATCGATACAAATGGAAAAGTAAAGTCCGGTTACGAGGATAGAGCAAATTTTATTGTAAGTGAACTTTCAAGTGCGCTAGGACTTGAAAAAGAGCAGATTTGGGAGATTATTAATGCCAACGGAAATTTAAGTGAGTCCATTGATCAGGTCATAGAGAAGAAGAAAGCAGAGGCTTATCTAAACGCAAATGAAGAAGCTTACGCTGAGGCAATTAAAAATAAGAATAGTGCGTTACAAACCTATGTAAGCAAGTTAGCAGAATGCAAAGAAGCCGAAGAAGCTTACAATGAAGCGCAGGCAGCAGCAACTTCTGTCATGGAAGAATATCAAGAAATGTTTAAAGCATCTCCCGAAGCAGCGCAGGCGTACATCGAAGCTCAGAATGGCGTGCTTGTTGCTGCGGAGGAAGCGAAAAATACCTTTAAAGAACAGAAGAAGGCGTTAAGTGAAGCAGAAGAAAGATATGTAGGATATAATGCTACGATTCAAAATTATGAAGGACTTTCAAGTGCAATCATTTCCGGCGATGCCGATAAGATTAACAATGCTCTGTTCAACATGAAAAACAGCTTTATAACAGCTGAAACAGGAACGAAAAAGTCTCTTGAAAAGCAGGTTAAAAACGCCGAGAAAGCCTACAAAGACATTCAAAAAGCAATCAAAGACGGCACTCCGGGAATAACGCAAGAAGCGGTAGATGGCGCTAAACAGATGGTAAATGCAGCCAAAGCAGAAATGGACAAGTTTGAGGCGAAAGCGAAAGAGTCTACAAAGAAAGCCGGAGACGGAGCGGTTCAAGGATTGAACGAGAAGATGCCGGATTTTACAAATTCGGCTAAAAACTCAGCTCTAGCTTGGACTATGGGATTCCAAAATTCAGAGGAGTTTCTAAAAAGCGGTAAGAAAGCGGGATGGAGTGTTAAGCAAGGTGTAGATTCCACACAGCAAGAAATCAATGAAAGCGGAATAAGCATTTCCGATTCTCTGAATAAGAACTTAGGATCCGCTGACACAAAAGCAACTGGAGAGGCAAAACTACTTGAATACAACCTAGGTATAGGGAGTCAGAAAGGAAATATTGATAAGACCTCTGATTTAATTGCGGAATCATCCAACAAAAAACTCGGCTCCAAAGACACGAAAAAGACTGGTTCTAAAAAGCTATCTGAATACAATTTCGGCGTGGGAAGTCAGAAGAGCAATGTCGATAGCACGGCGAGAAACATAGCGAATTCCGCAAATAGTATTCTAGGGAGTGCAGATACAAGAAGCACAGGTTCCTCTCAGGGTGGAAAATATAACAGCGGTCTGGGATCTATGAACGGAAATATCAATTCCACAGCAATTGCTTTATCTGACACGGCTAATAGAGGCCTTGGGGCTGCAAATACAGCAGGGACGGGATCTAATCAAGGTTTGCGCTTCAGCAGAGGTGTAGGAAGTGTAAGCGCATATAGTGATGGAGCTTCCGTTTCCGAAACAGCGAAAAGCGGTATGGGATCAGTAGATGCAAGTGGAACTGGAAGTAACTTCGTGCAAGGATTTGTTGATGGATTTGGGTTAGTAGATGTTTGGAATGCTGCCAAGAGCATCGGTGAACAGGCGTTAGGTGCAATTAAGAAATCATTAGGTATTCATTCGCCTTCGAGGGCAGCAATGGCTCTTGGTGAGTTTTTCGGACAAGGTTTTGCACTAGGAGTCGGAAACAAAGAGAAAGAAGTTGCGAAAACATCTAATAAACTCGGAGAAATAGCTCTAAATTCGTTAGATCTAACATCTGTAACACGCCGCGCAAGAGAAGTTATGGCATTTAATTCTAGTCGCATCTCGCAAGGGATTGCCGGAAGAAATATACAGGCACAACACGTTATCGAACACGACAAAAACCGTCTTACAGATCGTGAGATAGAAGCGATTGGAAAAGGTGTTGCAAGTGTAGTGAATGCTCGAATGGAAGAATTCAGGTTTATTTTCAAAGAAAGAGAGCTAGGAAGAGCAGTAAGGAGTGTGACGTAATGAAAATAACGGATATTTATTATCTAAACAGCAGGGGCGAGAAGCTAAATCTTCTCAGCCCTCCTTATCAGCTTCAGACAGCCAATTTATTTGATTACAGCTGGGATTATTCAAGTATTGCAAGGCGCAGAAGAGGGCAGATAACAGCGTTCGCAAGAGAAATTACGACTTTTACATTATTACTCGGCGTGAATGGACGCAGCGAAAAACTATACCGAGATGCAATAGATCGTTTTTATGAAGTGACGGAATATGACTTACTAAACCTAACGCCCGGAAGACTTTATGTCGGAGAATTTTATATAAACTGTTACATTAAATCATCTAAGAAAACAGACTGGGAGTGGGGAATTGAAACACTTGATAATGAAATCGAAGTGATTGCTGACTATCCTCATTGGTGTCGAGAAAAGGAATATCATTTCTATATGTCGTCCCAGTCTGTGATTGACGAGAGCGTCAAAGAGGAGAACGATAATATTATTGATAGCTCAACGCTAGAGCAAGATTATAAGTATGATTATCCACGGAAATACCAGACGAGATACCGACCGGCAAAAAAACGGTATTTGCGAGATTATAAATATGATTACTATCACAATCATCAACTGGCTCGATTGGACAATGATCATTTTGTAGAATCTGGGTTTAAAATGATTATTTATGGTCCGTGTACTGAGCCCCAAATTTGGATAGGCAATCACCTATACCATGTAGCTGTAACATTATACGACTCAGAATATCTCGTGATTGATAGCAGAGAGAGAACGATTGTGCGCTATGCAAGAAACGGCGTGCAAGAAAACTGTTTCGGGAAAAGAGATAATAAAAATTATGTTTTCCAAAAGATTCCGCCGGGTAAGAATGCAGTGAAATGGAATGCAACATACTCCTTCGATCTCACGCTTTACCAAGAAAGGAGCGAGCCACCATGGAGATGATTTTGACAGATGCAGATAGGTTAGAACTGTCCTATCTCGACATTGCATCTTATATTGATATAGATGTAGGTAACACGAATGACTTTGAAATTAGCCTATCAAGGGACGATGCAAGACGATATGACGTAAAAAAAGGTTGCTGCATATTTGCCCCGGGTACTGAGTTTGGCGGAATTATAGAAGATGTGCAGAGTAATACTGAGGATGCAGAGATAACTTTTACAGGGTATGCTTGGCGAGGATTGCTTAATCACATGGTCATAGAGCCACCTAGCGGGCAAGGATATTTGACAGTGTCCGGAGATGCAAACCGGGTATTGGAAAAAGTGCTAAACAAAGGGACAGGACTTCTTTTCGAGGTTCCAGACTTCGCATCTGGAATAAACATTCCTAAATATCAATTTCGGTACACTCCTGCCCTCGAAGGGCTTACAGCGATGTTGGAAAAATCCAAAGCAAGGCTCGATATACAAGCGGTGCAGGGAGATGTCGGAGAGCCTTTTAAGTTGCTTATCAGGGCTGTAAAGATTAAGAATTACAGCGAAGATGTGGAGTATAACGGCGATAATCAAATCGGAGTGTCTGTTAGGGACTTCCGGGCTGGCATTAACCACCTGATCTGTCTTGGAAAAGGAGAACTGTCAGCAAGAACAGTAGTGCACTTGTATGTACAGTTAGACGGCAGCATCGGAAAGAAACAGTACTATAAAGGCACTAATGAGCGAATGGCGGTTTATGATTATTCTTCTGCGGAAAATGCGGAGGTGCTTGAAACTGAGGGGAAGAAGCGATTGAAAGAGTTGATGAATTATAAGTCAGCTACCGCAAATACATCTAAAACAGACTTAGCGATTGGGGATATTGTATCTGCGAGAGATCGTGATACTGGCGTATCGCTTAGTCGTCCGGTAGTAAATAAGATCTACACTTATCAAAATGGTATAGAAACATTGGAATGTAAATTGAAAGGAGAATAACATGGCTTTAGAATTAGTAACAGGATACTGGGGTATGGAGCACGTGACAGCAGAGCAGGATGCAGATCTAAATGCTGGAATCATCGGCTCTGGAAACTACGTCCTAAATATCGGCGAAAAGATGCGTGCAGAGGCGGTATCTGCGAATCAAGTGCGGATTTTTGATGGCATATTTATGGCATACGGTAGACAATGTATTTTAGGAGACGGAGAGTACGAAGATGTAACAATCGAAAATGGTACACCGGGATTACTCCGAAACGATATGATCGTTGTGAAATACAAGAAAGACGAAGAATCTGGAAAGGAAAATGCGAAATTTGTGGTTCTTAAAGGAGAGACTGGAAGTGTTGGAAAAGATCCAGTGCCGAACAAACAGGACATCCGATCGGGAGCGTTCGAGTCGGAAGTGCCGATGTATCGAGTGAAGATTAATGGACTTGCTATTGAGAAGATAGAGCCACTGTATAGCATCCCTATGACAAATGATGATTTGTCAAAGAAGACATCTGATCTGGATACAAAAGTAAAAAAAATGTCGTCTGCACTAGGATCCTTCGCTTATTGGGATAATGTATCAACTGGTGAAAGTGGTGCGAAATCACTTTCTATGAGCCGTTCGATGCGTGCAGATCATATGTATCTTATATTTGTGCGCCGACTTAATGGGAGTAATGAAATACATCCTCCTTATGGTTATTTGCTATTTATGCGCAGTACTGGGTGGAACTTCGCAGTGATCGGAAGCGAAAACGAAGTTACAAAAAAAGATATAAGTAACGGTAAATTAGCTCTTACTTTTAAAGATACCCAATGGACACGCATGACGGTATATGAGGTAATGTAATCTACTTAAAGCTAAATTAACTTGGAGATGTGCTTTTCCACCCAGTCCATGTTCCGCTATTGTAAAAGTTCGTCCATACTCTGCCCGGAATGGGATGAAATTCTTTTAACTGAACCATAACATTTGTTGCAGCGTACCAGTAAACCTCTCGGTATCCGATAAACTCTTTTCCTTTTAATGCCGATGGACACGTCTTAAATTCTGTTCCACTCGGCTGGCGGAAATAATGGCATTTATTAAGTGTGTTAAAACGGTCTTGTAGACTGATAGTCAGGAAATCATTATTCGGTGGTGCCTTCATTGCATCTCCTGGTATAAACAGGTCATAATTAGAGAGATCAGTTGCTTTGTCGTTTAATTTATCGAGTTTTTTTGACAAATCATCATTTTTTATATAAATCGAAAGGAGATGATAACATGAAACTATTATTTGCAGATGGACAGACATTGCAAGTACAAGCAATCTCAGCAGTAGATGGAAAGCTGCATGTAAGTGTCCTCAATAACTGCTATGAGCAGCTTAAGCATCTTTTTACAGATGCGATCACAACAGCAAGAATCGAAGTTGAAAATGATCAAGGAGAAGTAGAAGACACATTCGAAAATTACACTGTCTTTTCATATATTAAAGAAAATTCAGGGAAGATTTTCGAAGTAGAGATGGAGCAGCAGGGAAAAGATACCGAAACTCGTCTTGCAGAAGCAGAAAAGAGAGCAGAACAGGCAGAAAAAGAACTTACTGCAACGCAGTTAGCGTTGTGTGAAGTATACGAGATGATAGGACAGATGCAGGCATTGCTTAAGCCCGGAGAGGTGGATGGCAATGCTTAAATTTTTACTATTTTTAATGCGGAAGGAGGTGGGAGATATGGCAGTAGTTTACGCAACATTAATCATTAAAGGAGTAAAAACCATCGATGATGTACCAGAAATAATTTTGGAGCAGGTGAAACAGGTTTTGAAAAAGTTAGAGGTCGAAATCTAGGAGAGTGAGGGATTAAGAACATGGAAAAATTATTTAACAACTTAAGTATGGTAATCGGTGCGGTAGGAGGAGTTATCGTATACTGGCTCGGCGGGTGGGATATTTTGCTAAAAACGATTCTATTTTTAGCTGTAATCGACTACATAACAGGCATTTTAAAAGCTATACACCAAAATCAGCTCTCTTCCGAGATTGGATTTAAGGGGCTGATCAAGAAAATAACAATGTTTATCGTGATTGCAGTAGCATTTGCAATACAAAAATTATTAAATGATACCGTTCCTTTGCGAGAAGTAGTGATAATGTTTTATATCGCGAATGAGGGTATTAGTTTGTTGGAAAATGCAGCTGTTATGGCTCCGATACCGGAAAAATTAAAAAATGTATTATTGCAATTAAGGGAAAATGATTCTGAGGACGAGTGATCGTCCTCTTTTCGTAAAAAGAAGGAAGGAGTTTGAATATGGCACATTTATTTGTAATCGCAGGACATGGAGCAGGAGACCCGGGAGCATGTGCAAACGGATTTAACGAGGCAGAGAGAGTAAGGGCATTGGCAACGAGAATTAAAGAACTTGGCGGAGATCAGGTCACTCTCGGGGACTTTAACAGAGATTATTATGCTGACAACGGAATCAGTAGCCTCGACATCCCGGCTGACTGGCAAATCACAGAGTTACACATGGACAGCGCGGCGGCAGGAGCCAAAGGAGGGCATGTCATCATTAAGGCAGGATTTAATCCGGACCAGTACGATAATGCCCTTGCAAGTTTTATTGGCAGTATTTTACCAGGGCGCGCTAATTTAATCGTTGGCAGAGATAATCTCGCTAATCCGGACAGAGCAGCTGCAAGAGGATACAGTTATCGCCTTGTGGAAGTTGGATTTATTACAAACATGGGAGATCTTACGATTTTTAATAACCGGATGGACGATATTGCACGAGGAATCCTAGAGGCGTTCGGAATCAAGAGTAATGAGAATTCGCCGAAGCCAAAAACTCCTCTATGGTATCAGGCACACGTATCTGGCAAAGGCTGGATGGATGCGGTAAACGGAGGCATCGCTGGAACCGTTGGACAGAATCGAGCACTGGAAGCAATCAAAATCGACATGAGGAAACTGAACTTTAAGATTAAGGCTCGTGCTCATATCCAAAATATTGGGCTTAAGGATTTTGGTTATATTAAGCATGATACAGTCATCGGTACAACCGGGAAAGGTTTGCAGATGGAAGCAATCGAGCTGATCACCGAGGGCTTGAAAGGAAAGAAGCTGCAGATCAGAGTACACATTCAGGACATTGGTTGGACTCGTTGGACATCTGGCATGATCGGTACAATCGGAATGAATAAGAAAATCGAAGCGATTGAACTTAGACTTGTGTAATCTGTGAATATGTGCTATGGTAAAGGTGTCCAATACAGATGAAGCTCTGTATTGCGGAAACTGAGCAAATCACAGTTTCGCGGATTGAAATATTAACAGTAGCTTTAATCGCTAATAGATAAGGATAAGCTCAATGCTTATCCTTTTATCTTACATTTTTAAAATATTAGATTTTGCAACTGTTATTCTTCCCAGTTCAAATAGCGCTCAATCGTCCCTTTGATATGATGGATAAATTCACTTTTTTCAGAATCATTCTCATTGAGAGACGTGATGTAAGCGAGAATCTCTTCGAGATATTTAGTAGATTGAGCTTGCTTTTCAGCCGTATCATTCGATTCGTAAGATACTAAACCGCCAACTAAAAAAGAAATTTTAAATCGGTAGTCTTCGGAAGACAGCGCGTCCTCAAATAAATCAACAATACTTCTTTGCATTTGCATTACCTCCGTGTTTTTGCTTTATCTTGCATTTTTCCCTGCGCTATAACAATCATAAAAACTATCTACGAGATTTGCAAGTTCCTCCGGCGTCAACTTATCAAACAGAGACTCCGGAATCCATTTGTAATTTTCATAAAAAGTACTTTCAAAACTTCCAATCTTGCTGAGTTTTTTAATTTTCTGATACTTGTCCATTCTTAAGAGATCGCGTAAATCTAATTCTCCATCTTTCAATGATTGTTTTGCATCCTCAGTAAAGATATTTAGGTCTAATGTCAACATTTCCTCGACGCTGCATCCAAGAGCACTAGATAAAGCCTGCGCATTCTTTGCAGTAATGTTATTAACGTCAATTTCACCCTTTTCGAGCTTCTGTATTTGTCGGATGTTCATTCCGGTTTTCTCAGCAAGCTCTTTCTGTGTGAGGTTCATAAATTTTCTGAGTTCTTTAAGTTCTGCCATAGTCCTTCTCCTCCTCCCCGTCATGCCGGTAGGTCAGCATTTTTGTTATTAGCCCACAAATGAGTATGTGATCTTCCCTGATTTGTGAGTGTTTTTTGAGTAAAAACCATCATTTCTGTTTACGAGTTCTTTTTTGATGATTTCATCGTTTTCAGTCGCTTCAACTTCTTCGCTTTCTTTAACGATGTATGATTCATAGTATCCCGGATATTTTGCCAATTCTTCTTTGATTTCTTCCGGTTTTGCAAACCAAGTTCTTGTTTCTTTGTTCCATTTTGCATCAAAACTCTTCTTAAGCCATTCTTTTGCATTGTAAGTTTTTCCGCTGATTTCTCCAGTTGTTGTGTTTACTGTAAAGATTTCATTTCTTACAACTGTCATCTTGATGATCTCTTCTTTCATTGCTTTCGCTTCCTTCCATGCCTTTTTTAAAGCTTTGGAGATTCCGAATCCTAATTTCTTAACCATTTCCCATGCTCTTTTCATAATGTTTGATAAGTTGTATTTTTTCAT